GTAGCCCCTGAACTCCTTGATCTCGTTAAGTAGTGCTTGTCATTCTCGATTAAAAGATAATAATATAACAAAGAACCATGCCCAACTCATATGTAGAATATTCATCGGCCACATCGGATCAAGTTACTAATGGCTTTGTGTTTTCCTTTTCGTACTTATCGGATGACGAGGGTAATGCTTTAATCGACGTTTATGTCGAAGATGTCAAGCTGGCTTCATCGGCGTATTCATTCGTTAGTTCCCCGACTGATGCGGTCGTTATAAACGCCGGTAGTGTCGTCGCTGGGAACTCCGTTAAGATCGCCCGTAATAGCTCGACTGAAAGCCCGTTAGTGGATTTCGTTGATGGCTCGGTACTTACGGAATCTGATCTTGATCGTGGTTACCGTCATGGCTTTTACCTGTCGCAAGAAGCGGCGGAAGGATCAGGCGGTGAACAACTTAGTAAAAAGGGAGGCGAGAACTACGATGCGGACGGCGTTAAAATCACCGATCTTGCCGACCCTACCGACGCTCAAGACGCCGTTACAAAAGCGTATGTAGACTCTCAAGACTTTGCAGACCGTGCTTATATTGATGGATTAGGACTTGACCACTTTGACGGTAGTAACTTGTCGGTATCTGTTGATATGAACGGCAATAGGCTTACTGAAGTAGCTGATCCGCTTGTTGTAAAAGACGCTGCCAACAAACAATATGTAACAGGAGTAGCAGATCAGTTAACATTAGGTACAGGTGCTACACCGGGCTTTTCTACTTTTACACAAACAGGGTCTGCTACAGATTTTGAATTAACTTTCACACCTAACCACGGTGACTCTCAATCTTACTTAGTAACAGTAAACGGAGCAGTACAATCACCTGATGACTATACTATAGTAGGAGGTTTAAATGTATTACGTTTTGATTCAGCTCCAGCAGCTAGTGCCTCTATTGTTATTATTGAGAGAGGATACAGATACGCTTATTCTTATGTATCTAACACTTTAGACTATGGCTCTGTAGATGTAGCAGAAGCAGACGACTATGTCGATTACGGAGCAATACTATAAAACTTAATAACTATGAGTAACATACAAGTACAATTACGAAAAGGAACAACCGCTCAACACGGTAGCTTTACAGGAGCACAAGGTGAGCTGACAGTAGACACCGATAAGAACGCCCTGGTGTTGCACGATGGAGCTACGGCGGGTGGTAAGACTTTAGACGCGTTCTCAGGTGCAAACGAGGTTACAGCGACGGGATCGACGACCGCTAGAAGTCTTAGTGATAGGTTTGCTAATGTTGTAAACGTGTTGGATTACGGGGCTTCTACTTCAGCTTCTGCTGCTGATAACACGACTGCATTTAGTAACGCTATAACTAGTGGTAGAACTGTTTACATACCTGCTGGTACATTTTCTCTTACACATTTAGATTTAAGCGGTCTTATTAACGCACGGATAATAGGAGAATCTCAGTCAACTGTTTTAAGTTTCACTACAGGTATAACTAATTTAGATGGAGATTCTTGCGCCGTATTAATCAATGACGGTAACGGAGGTACCTCGGGTACGCATAATACCGCATCTAGGCGACTTAGGTTAGACGGATTTTTAGTAGACGCTAATGGATTGGATATTGGTATTTATATAGACAAGATGACTGATAGTCATTTAGAAAACATAGCTATTCGAGATTGTGGTATCGGTATGAAAATAAATTACTCTTGGGTAAATATGTTTTCCAATTTTGATATTCAGCAATTTACAAGTCAGGGAGTATCTACAACGACCAACAATATAAATGCTTTAGTATTTAATAATTTTAGAGTTTCAGCATCGTCCGAAAACGCATCTTGTTATTATCTTATTGGTAATAGTATTAAATTAATATCTTGCGATGCTGAAGGAGCTGCTTCTGTTTTTACAGGTATTAATATACCAGCGGGTAGACTCGTATCTATAGATGGTTGTCATTTTGAAGGAGGTACGGGATTAACTTATAGTTCAAGTAATAATGTTAGGAGTTTATCTGTAACTAATTCGTTTTTTGATTGTAACATTGCAGCTATAACAGCCGGGAATTACGCAAACTCTTTAAATATAACAGGTTGTGTATTCAAAGATGAAAATTCAGGTGTAGAACTTAATACTCTTAACGGTAATTTTTCAGGTAACCATTTTGACGGTACTTCTACTTATACAATAGGAGCTAACTTTAAAGGATATTTACACGACGGAACTCGTTTTATTTCTGAGAAAAGATTAGAGCGACAGTACATTCGTATACCTACTTTTTCAACTGATCCTGCAAACCCTACATTACTTTGCACTTTCCCTGAGTATTCCCGTCGTACAAGCGGTAAAATATTAATAGAGCAAAGGCTGGGTGCTAATAACACAAGCTCTCAAGAGAAAAACTTCGCTATTTCTGAAGATGTAACCTTTAGGCAAACCGTGGTAGCTACTGTAGGTAATGATTTAGGGATTACTTTATCTGTTGTTGATAATGGTGATACACGGTCTATTTATGCTTACGGGACATACGCTTCAAATTTAGCGGGTTTTATTGATTTAGTTAGTTATTAATAACCATGACTGAGTCCCTCTCACACTTCCTCGACACCGCCCTTGCCGTCGTTATAGGCGTCATTGGGTGGGCGATTAAAAAGTTCTCTGACCGGCTTGATACCGACGAGAAACGCCTGACCAAGATCGAGGTTGAACTCGCCACTCAACGCGAGAGGGATAACGCCGTTGAAAACCGTATGAGCGGGTTGGAATCGACGATTAAAGAAATTAATCATAAGATTGACCGCATGATGGAAATGCTAATGAGGAAATAGATATGCCAAAAGGATTATACGCAAACATTAACCGCCGTAAGAAACTCGGTATTAGTCGCCCTAAAAGCAAGTCTACTGTCTCGCCTAAAGCTTACGGTAGGATGAAGAAGGGATTCCCGAAGCGGTGATGTATGCCATTACCTCGCAGACAACGATTCGCACCTGACCCGTTAGTTTACCAGCAACGGACGCTTGCGGCTATTACGCCTAAGCAGTTTAGTGACTTTCAAGAACTTGATTTAGAACGACTTACAAAAGATTCAGTATTACAATACAGTACAGCAAGGCGTAAGTGGGAAGCAGTTGGAAGCTCGTTTTTAGTCGATTCATTAATCGATACAGGCGAGTTTGTAGACGCGTTAATAGACGGTGGTGATGCTGATTCTGAAAACGAATATGTTGATGTATTTAATTTGGACGGAGGTGGGGCGTGAGTGTTAGACGGATCTTACTGCGTCGTGATACGGCTTTTAATTGGAGTCAGATTAACCCCGCCCTGAACCAAGGTGAGATCGGTATTGAACTCGCTGGTCAAGACGCTACAGGCGGTGGTGGTCGCGTTAAAATTGGTGATGGATTTACCTCGTGGAATGATTTAGATTACATGGATGAATACGCTCTTGATGTCATACGACAAGAATACGGAGACGAAGCAACTTTTGAAATTTGGTTTGAAGCCAACAAATAATAATAATTAGGAGAATTAAAACAAAATGCCAGCAACAGATATATTAGGAAAAATCGGTGAAAAGGTCGGAAGCGAGATTAATAGTATCTCTGCTGACATCACCTCGAACACCACAAACATCGCTACAAACGCGACAAACATCGCGACAAACACGACCGACATTGCTACCAATGCGTCGAACATTGCAACGAATGTAACGGATATAGCGACCAACGCTACCAATATCTCTACTAATGCTACAAATATTGCGACAAATGTAACGGACATCGCTACTAACGCTAGTAACATTGCAACCAATACATCTGATATTGCAACGAACGCTAGTAACATCGCTTCAAACGATACCGACATTTCGGCGTTACAAACCAAGACAGGATCTTTAGCAACCGACGGTAATAGTGCTGCTTTCAGCGGTAATGTATCTGCTCAGAACTTGACCCTTAGTGGCGATCTTACTGTCAACGGTACGACCACTACTCTTAACTCTACTACCGTTGAGATCGAAGATAACATCATCGAAGTTAACTTGGTTGGTTCTGATGGATCTACTACAGGTACTACCGGTGGTATGCAAATCAATCGTGGTTCAGGGCAAGATAAAGCTCAAGTCGTTTGGGACAACACCGCCGATCTGTTCAGCCTTAAAAAAGGTACTGCTGATGCAAAGCTGAATGTCGGAGATGTAGACGCAGAAAAGATCATCGTTCCTAACGGGTCTGCAATCTTAATCAACCAGGTATCACTTGGTAATTACTCTTCATTTGAGACTGAGTTTTTGGCTAATCTGTAATGTCTATTCTTGGCCAAATTGGCGCGAAGATAGGTACTGAATTAGGTTCAATCGATTCGCGTGTTGCTTCCCTTGAGGGTAGTACGCCTGTCGATAGCTATTCAGAAACTACATACACAAACGGAGTGCTGACCGGTATATCTACTTGGTCAACTTCGTCAAAAACGAATCTTGTACAAACCAAGTCGTTCACATACACTAACGGTTTACTAACTGAGATTGAGGTTACTGATGGCTCGAATGTAACGGAGTTAACAACGACGTTTACTTACGATTCAAACGGCAACCTAGAGTCTATTACAAAAGATTACGCATAATGACTTGGACATACACAGCCTCTACCCATTCATCGGGAAACAGAAATGTTCTACAAGTGGATGCAGGAACTACAGAAAATGATCTGAGTGGGTTGATTGGTTTAACAGGCGTAACTCATTACATAAACGAAAACCACATCGATGTTTATGAGATTGCCGCCGATACTCGCGTAGTAATAAACGGCACTTTGTACCACGATCCTGATACAGAGATACTTATCTTACATCACACGAATGCTGGCTTGAGTAATTCAACGGCTACAACAGCATTTTCACTTGGTGGGACTAATGCAAATCCAGCTTATTATTACTACGGAACGACTAGAACTAATTCAACTAGAGGAACATCAACTAATTCTAAAAGCACAGGTTTAATATTCACAGGTGCTAGGATTAGTAATTGGCATCCAGCAGATGCTTGTATGTCGGGCGGTGGTAATTCAAATTTTGTAGGTAGAGGCGGGGTTATACTCACAGGCAGACCATGTGCGGGTTCAATGACTTTTGATGTTATTGGGACTACTTGGAGAGGCACTACATCTTCGCTTGAATGGCGTAATCCATTCGGTAATGCCAATGGTTCATTCGACGGTACATTTGATGGAGTTGCTGTTTTACTCCCAGCTTTCAACGCTACATTTAAATTTGCAAACTCGTCTATCGGGGAGGTCATAAACAACGATGTAATTACTTACCACACGCTCCGTGAGTTCGATGTGTCTCAGAATATTAATGACTACGACATTGGCTCAGACGGAATGAGCGGTAGGAGTCATCGTGAGTACGAAGTCATAAACTCCGCTACAGGTACAGATGTGGTAAAAATGTGGAGAAATACTAGAGGATCAGTAGGTCAGCGTGGAGTGGTTGCCATCAAGAAGGAAGTCTCGGTTAATTTTAAGGATGCGAGTGGAACAGCGATAGAAGGTTTAAAACTATATCTTGAAGACAATCCATCCACTTACGCCAAGAATGCGACATTTGTAAAAAGCAAAGCATTTGATACAACCAACGGATACACAGCGTCAGGTAACTCGCCTATTACTAGAGGTACAGTAAACGCTAATGGCGACATGGTGTATGATTACAGTACGCCCGAAGTGTACAATAAAACTTCAGATGCGAGTGGTAATGTAGCGAAATTCGAGGTACTCACAGGCGTACAGATTCACGAATATACAACCACAGATTCGGACGGGGCGACTGAATATGGAATACATTATCACAATGGAATCTGGAGGCTAAGTAGTTCCGACTTGAGGGCTGCGACTTACGCTGATTGGGACACATCTAACTTCGGTAATTTCTATAAAGTAGACCGTCGTTCAGACTCCAATACAAACGCAGATGATTTCACATTTAATTTCTGTTCATACGGACATTCATTGTCCTCCTCGTCTCAAGCTCTTAAAGGACTAGGTGAACTCGTTTTAAATTGGGTAATGTTTGATGACCTTGTAATCACAGAGTTTGACAAAGCTATTGTAGACGCTTATAGCGAGATTGATACCTCCGCTAGGTTCTACGACCGTGCTAAGTCCTACCTCACCGACAACTACGCGGGTGAAACTTCTACAATCGTAGCTCGATCAGGAAATGAAATTGACCTTGGTTCTTATAATTTGGTTATCGATGCAACTGCTTCGTCAGCGTTCGCTCTTAGCGGGTCAACCATCACGATTAAAGCGACGACCTTCACGGGGGATTTAACTACCACAGGAACGATTACATTATCCAACGGAGCTAGTGTGCTAGGTCAATATACAGACGCGAATGGCACGAACATCATCTTGCCTTGGTCTGTGACTAATGTTGAAGCTACTGCGACCCTTCAGCTTTACAATGTGACTAAGGATGCTGAGGTTGTGAACCAAGTAGTACCAGGCACAGCTAATACGAGAGTAACCACCAACGGGACTTATACGACCTCTGAAATCGCAGCAGGGGACAACATTCGTTTACGGATTACTTGCCAAGCTGGAGCCGCCGCTTTCCTACCGTATGAAGCGTTTGGTGTGGCATCGTCTGCTGGTATCTCGTTTAGAGCGGATCAACAAGCTGACACAGTTTATAACGCCAATGGAATCGACGGTAGTAACATATCGACCTTATCTGCTGATTACCCGAATGTACAGATCGACATCTCCGACGGGGACGGCATTACCGACGCTCGTGAGCTGTACGCTTTCTATGTGTATCAATCAACGACCACTACCGGTATTGAGAATTGGTTTGGAGCTATGACTGCAATCGACGCTATGAACTACCGTGTGAACACAGATGTGGTTGATATTAAACTACAGAACACAGGCTCTACTGCGTTGGTCATATCGAGAGCTAGAATCTATCGGGATGATGACACCTCGATCTTACACGCTGATAGCGGAGACTTACCCATGACCTTAGACGCTGGTAACCTCGTTCAGTACATCCAACCACAAGTAGACACAGCTATTAACAACAACACAAAGGTGGATGGAAATATTATGAGCCATAAAATAGAAAACTTAACACTACTATCTTCAGCTACAGAATCAGGAGACGGAGGTAACTTTGGCGTAGCTGGTTCAAAGGGTTGGACTTTTGTTATTGCAACGGAATCTGCTGGAGCCGCAACTATAAACATTGAAGCCTATATCGAAGGTAATTGGTTTGTTATCCATAGCCAAGCCGTATCATCTACAGGGTCTTTTATGGTTAGGGATAATGACGGTCACTACCAAAAGATTCGTGCTAATGTTAGTAGTTATACAGCCGGAACACACAGCGTATATGCTACAGGTTCCTACGATTCCTGATGTCTATTATTAGCCCAAACGGGCTTTTAGCCCCGAATAGAATAGTTAGCCCAAATCGGTTAAATACGCCGTCTTATGGTAGGGATTTGGTTGTGCCTTGGACTCCTACCATTATTAACACGGATGGTTGGTGGGATGTATCAGATAACAGTACTATTACAGAAGTGGGTGGAATCGTCACTCAAATCGACGATAAGAGCGGAAACAATATCGATCTAATAGCTAATTCAGTAACTACAGATAATCATACACTTCTGACCGCCGCCTTGAACGGTTTAGATGTCGTTGATTTAGATGGTGACGATAGATATAACGCAACTTCCTTTCTGTTATCAAGTGGCAATGTTTCGTTTATTATGGTGTGTAAAATAGATGTCATTGATAACTCTTTGGATTCGATTTTATCCATGACGGGAACAAGTTCCTTTCAATATCAATCGGCATCATCAACTAACTTTTTAGCGAGTCTTACGGGGCCTGATTCAATAACTTCTTCAACAAGCACAGATTATAAAGGAGCGTATCGCATATTTAACGCGTTATTTGATCTATCAGGCTCTACTCAATATTCGTTTGTGGATGGTACACAAGAAGGTTCTTCAGCTTACACGACACAATTATCAAATTCTACCTCATTACGTGTTTTTACTAATCGTGGACAAAGCGCATACCCCGCTGATCAAATAGCTGAAATTTTAGTCGTTCCTGACGCTTCGGTTGCTACGCGTCAAAAACTCGAAGGATACTTAGCTCATAAATGGGGGCTAACTGCAAATCTACCTAGTGGACACCCGTATAAAACATCACAACCAACTGCATGAAAAAACGAGAACAATTAGAAGAACTCCAGGTCTTACTCGCCGATACCTATCGTAATATCATAAAAGATATGGATCTAGTCGAGCCTAATGCGGCAGTTTTAAACGGCGCTAGACAGCTCCTCAAGGACAACAGTATCGTCAGCCTAAGCGAAGAATCCTCCCCGCTTGGTAAACTCGCTGATGTACTGCCCTTTAGCGATCCACCTGAAGTTCAAGAAGCTATTAGACAGTCGAAATAATGAAAGCTAAACGCGAAGTTCCAGCGGAGCTTCAAGACTTTCGTAACTTCCTGTTCATCTGTTGGAAGCACCTTGGGTTACCTGACCCTACCCCGCTTCAATACGACATATCACAGTTCCTTCAGAACGGCCCTAAACGCGCCATAGTCATGGCTTTTCGTGGCGTTGGTAAATCGTGGATATGCTCCGCTTATGTCGTCCACCAACTCCTCCTAGACCCATCTAAGAATATACTCGTCGTATCAGCGTCTAAAACTCGTTCTGATGACTTTAGTACCTTCACCCTTAGGTTGATCCATGAGATCCCCGTATTGGCGTGTTTAAAAC